ATGAGGGACGAGAGAATATCGGACATGGCGGGCATGAGGGCCGCGCCGACAGCCGCTTTCGATTCAAACAGGGCGTTGTTGAAGCGGTTGATTTCGGCCTGTGCGGATCTTGCGCCTTCAACCGCTGCCTTGCCGTAGGTCTTGTCCAGTTCAGCGGCGAGTTTCGGGAGGAGTTCATCGGCCATGACCTTGCCTTCCACAAGGTTCTTGTCCAGTTCTGCCGTGCTGATGCCCATGGCGTCTGCGGCCATTTTGAAAGCGCCGGGGAGTCGTTCCCCGAGTTGCCCGCGCAATTCTTCAGCCTGCACTTTGCCCTTGCTCATCATCTGCTGAAGGGCGTTGAAAATGCCGCTGGTTTCCTCTGCCCGCAATCCGAGGGCGGCAGACGCGCCGGATACGGCTTCAAATACCCTGCGTCCCTTTTCGCCCTCCAGGGTAGTACCGCGAATGGCGGCCATGAATTTGCCGTAACTCTCCGTGGTGGTGACCAGATCCAACCCGAATTTCTTTGTCATTTCCCGAGCGTATTCCATCTCGCGCCCGCCCAGGTTCGCGTTGCCCGCCGCCGCGTTGAGAAGTCGCCCGAGACGTTCCACTTGGAGCTGTGCGTCGATACAGGATTTTATGAACGCGGCGAGGCCCATTGCAGCGAGAGCAGATGCCGCCGCTTGCATGTAGTGGGTCACTCCGGCGAAGGATGATCCAAGTTTGTCGTTGGACTGGGTGAGTTTACCGGCTGCCTGTTCAGCCCGCCCGCCTTCAGCCGTCAGATTCCTAAGTCGGTCGGTTGCGACAGGAATACCGTCACTTTTCACTTCCAGCGATAGCGTTGCGACATCAACCATGTTCAATCCTTCGCCGGTGGCGTCATCTCAATGCGGAATACATCATCAATGCCCGTCAGGGCGTCCATTTCCCACTGCTTCAGCGTGATGCCCTTCAGCCGCGCCCAGGCGTCGATGTCCGGCCAGGTGATTGGATTCATCGACATGCCGCATGTGCGCCGGCCACTCAGTTCAAAAAACCACCCCCAAACGTGCCACGCACATTCCGGGAGTTCCGGGAGTCCCTGCAATTCGGGCGGGGTGAAGCCGGATATCCTTTCTACTTCCTCAAGCTGCGCCCGAAGGGATTTCGCTGCACCCTTCGGGATCTTGTCCAATTTGAAATGGCTCTCCGCGTAGGTGATTATTTCTGCGACGAGCCCTTGATAAAATTTGCCCTGTCCATCAGCCCCGTGACGACTTGCTCATAAATCCACGGGAAGCGGTTGAAGATGTCTTCCGGATCGGTGAGGGGTGCACCCTTGTATGCCAGGCCGTCGATGGACTTTACGCAGGCGATGACCTTCTTTTTGTCGAGTTCTTCCCGCTGTTCAGGCGGCATGAACTTGCCACGGTTGCGCCTGGAATACTCGGTATACCTCGCCTCCGCTTTGCGGCTCTCTGACCTGTAGATTTCGGAGTCCTGACCATATACTGTGGCGGTGGCTCCGATTTCGTCACCCGTGGAGGGGTGGACTATCTGGATTACTGCGGTGTCGTCCTGGTCGAGCGTCGCGAGGTCGAATCCTTTTACTTCCTTGCTCATTGCGTGAATCCTTTCTGTTGAAGGTTGAAAAGAAGGGGGGCGGCAGGGCCGGAGTTAACCGACCCTTGCGGGGGAGGAGAGAACCGTTTAACCGCCCAACTGCATGTTACGGGGTCCGGGTGATTTTCAGTGTGCCGTCAGTGACGGTGTAGGTTGCTGCGAATGCCATCGACTCGGTGCGTGCCAGTTCCGCGTCATCACGGGTGTTGCTGGTGAATTTGACCGTTCCCATGTCGAGCGTGTAGGCTTTCGTTGCCGCCACACTGCCGAGGACCAGGGAAAGGCTGGTGCCGGTTCCGTTCGTGAACTTCTTGCGTAGCGCCTGGTCGATGTAATACACGGTCAGGTTGCCGGAGACCTTCAGCGTGCCGACGGATACGGACTGCGCCGAGTCGGACCCGCACGCGAAATTCGGCTCTGCTGCCTGCTCAACTTTGAGATCCCATCCCGTGACGTGGGCTATCGTCGTGCCGCCTTCGGAAATAGTGCCGGTGAACGAGTCAAAGGGCGCTTGCGTCGATGCCGCCGTCAGGGTTCCCGCCCTGGTTCCCTGGTTGAGCACGATCCCGGCGGTAGCTACCTTGGTGACGATGCCGGTTGCCGTAGTGAAGGTCATCACGGTCTCGGTCAGGGTGGTGATGATCCAGGGAGTCGTATTGTTATTGCCCGCGTCGGTGTTGCCGGAACCGCACACCGCATCGCCGACCGCCCACCCGTCAGTCGTGATGAATCCGGAACTTGAGCGGGTGATGGTCTTTCCACTGGAATCGTAGGCGAGATTGACGCCCTTCGTCTGCGGCCCGTGGATGTTTCGGAAAAGGAAGTCAAGCGAGCCCTCGGCGATGGCGTTGACCTTTTGCGAGATGCTGAGACCGGTGAACTGCACGCCCAGTATCTGCTCAACGATTCCGATGTCAGACGCGGTTTCCTCGAAAGTGAACGTTCTTTTGACGTTCCCGATCTTGAGCACGTTGGTTCCCCAGGTCCCACCCATGACTGCCTCAAGCAGGTCGTCAAACGAGCCGTAGGACCATTCGACCGGGATGGAGCCGGACCCGCTCTTGTTGCCGTAGCTCATGGCCGATTCCATGCGGTCGCTGCGGCGTTCCTTCGACATGAAGGTGTCGCGTTTCAGGTCGAACTTGACGCCGACCTTGGAGCGGAGGGTCTGGTAGGTTCCCGCCGCCGGTGCCGTCCCTGCCGTGGTTTCGGCCTGGTATGCGTGCAGGGTTTTGCTGCCGTCTGTCGTTATGAGTGCCATGGTAACTCCTGTTATGCGTTAATTGGCTGCGAGTAGCCGATATCGAATCGTAATCGGTATGTGAATCCAGTCCGTCTCCTGAAGCATCGGACCGGGGAACGCTTTCTGAATCTGCACCGTGATGTCACTGTAGGTCATCGTAGTGCCGCGCTTGAAGAAGTCGATCAGGTTATCGCGGAGGGTGCCCGCTGCCGATGTCCCGACTCCTGCGGGCGCGTAGATGCTGATCTGGTAAATGCCGCTGTGCCTGTTCTGCCCTGCCGTGCCGAGTTCTGCCTGTACCGGTTCGCCGGGAAGCAGGAAAGGGCGCAGGTACGTTGTCCCGGTAGTCGGCGTAAAACTCACATTCTCCCAGGCCACGGAGGGGAGGGCGGGGAACGTGAGCAGCCTGGTGACGAAGGCGGAGCGGATTTTGGTTTCAGGCGCTCCCACTATCTACCCCCGTAGTGCGACGAGATTTCCGACAGGGTGACGCGCACCATGCCAGCAGGTGCCTGCTTGCTGTGTCCAAATTCAAGCGCCCCGATGTAGGGCAGATTGTTGCTCAAGAAAATCGAGCCGATGCAGTTCCAATCAAAAACGGCTTTCTGCGCTGCCGCTATGGTCACGCTGCCGGCCTTGTCCGTCTTGTCTGAGGCCGTGGCATTTGCCGAACCGATGGACGGGTACCAGTTAGCCCTTGCCCTGCCAGTATCAACCGGGGTCCTCAGCACCACGCCCCTGAACGCCTCCATGGTGATCTTCCGGATGACCGTCTGCATCTGCTTTTCGGTCTTTATTTGGAAGCGTGAGAGGTCGGAGGTGAAGGACATTATTTCAACCTTTCTATGAGGCCTATTAACAGCCTTTCCATGTGAGTTTCGCGACATTGCTCAACGTCAATCCACGGACAAAAGAAAATATCCTTGATGGTGATTTCTACTTGGTGGATTCCACATTCTTCTTCAATCACGTTGACGGCGGCGGCAAGACGTTTGAACTTTTCAAGGCTCTTGATTTGAATGCCGTCAAGGATGATTTGGGGTCGTTTGACTTTCACTTATTCAGCCAGCGTGAAATCAACATAGAACGACTGCCCCGGCTTAATCTTGCCGAGGAGGTCGGGATTGTTTACCGTCAGCGACAGCGCCCCCGAGGGCGTGAATCTGGCAAAGGTGTTATCTTCGCTCTCGCCGTCCTTGCCGAAAGGCTTATTGCCGCAAACTGGGGCCGCTTCGATAGTTTCACCGTATTCAGTTGCAACAACCTTCGATACCTTCATCTTTGCTCTCATCAACATTTTGAAACTCCTTTTCTATTTACGAATATGAACCTTGAAAATATACGCCGCTCCTGCCGGATTCACCGCATTGACCGCTATCACATGCCAAACAACCCCGCCAATGGTCAGGGAATCCCCGGGAAGCGGTGCCTGCTGATCTGCCGCAATAATCGCCAATCTGTCACCGGACTGAATCAACGTGCCTGCCGCCATGCTCAGGTTGTCACGAAATGCCGACTCGATGCCATAGACTGTCCAGGTCTGCGTTACAGGAGCCGTCACGCTGCCCGCTACCGGGTCATACGTCCCGCCGGAGACTCGGGTCAGGGTCATTGCCTGGCCCTTTGCCTTCAGCTTCTTTGCGATACTGGCTGCGTTCATTTACCTGACCTGCGTGCTGCTCGGGTGGTCTGCATTGCGTACCGCTTTCAGGTTCGATAGGTCCCGCTCAACCGCGGTGATCCTGTTCTCCGTGCTGTCAATTCTGCGTGTCACATCGTATTTCAACGCCGGGACCTGAAAGAACACCTGATATCCCACCAGGCCGTTGAGGAAGATAAGCAGTCCGATGCCTACCGTTATCCATGTCCTGGTCCCTGAGTGCGCCGGACAATAGAGATCTTCTTCCTTTGGCATGTTGTTGTGGCCCTCGCTGTATGTCATCCGCGCAACACGTCAGCGCTGCCGGAAGGTTTGAGATAGTCCGAGAGGAGCTGGTCAACGAGCGGGTAGGTGGTGCCCGGCGCCGCCCCTTGGAAGTATTCCGTTTCGATAACGTCGATTTTCTCCCGCTTGACACCCGCGGTGATGTCATCAGCCAGTGGTGCGGATAGTGCGCGGAGGGCGAGCTCGCAACATGCATCCTTGAGGCGTTGCGGGATTTCGTCGCAGGGGAAAAGGTAGTCTGAAATCACCACATCATAGCGGGGCCATTCAAGGAGCTGTTCCGTTACGCCGTCCATCGGTACAGGGCGAACCTTGACACCCTTCCAGCGGTTCCGGTAGTGGCCGTCAAGGTAAGCGGCGGCCTTCCTGAGTGCGGCCTCCTTGACGGCATCTGTGCCGGTCCAGAGGGTGTTCCCCCTGGCGGTGTGGTACGTGGTTGCATCAGCTGCGCTTATGTACGACTCTGCCCCGCTGACGATTGCCCCTGTTTCGATAAGTAAGCTCATGCCGTGCGCCTTGTATAGCTATTCATCGGTGTCTCTATGATCCGGTCTATGCTCCACCCTCTGCGCAACCTATTCTTGAAGGCGTCGTATGAAAGGTTAAGAAATTCTGCCCATTCTATAAGGGTGCGGCTGGTTCCATTATGCTCGATACTCACGCAAGTGCGGCGGTTTCTGGCTTGCTCTTTGGCTGTCGCCCACCTGCAGTTCTCGGGCGAGTAATCTCCATCATTATCGATCCGGTCTATGCTGGAATTCAGGGGCTTTATTCCCATATCTTTTAGAAAATTTGCATAGTCCGCCCATCGTTCACATACCTTGATGCCCCTGCCGCCGTAATCCATATAATTACTAGCGTCCCTGTTATTGCATCTGTGTAATATATTCGCCCATGTGTAGTAAGTCCTACACCTAGACCCATTATGTGTAGGCACGAATTGGCCGTTTCTTTTTCTTTCCGCGTTCCTTCTCACTTTTTGCCCTTCTTGGGTGCGGGTGCGGCCTCATAAAGTTCATGCACACCTTCAACAAAATCCGACCTGTTGATGATGTGATATCCCTTCTTGCCGTCGCGTTTTACCTTCACGGTTTCGATCATTTACGCCCCCGCGTCTCCTAACTTGGTCCATGTGGGTTGCGCCTGAGTGCCTGAATTACGGTACACAAACCCGCTGCCGCCTGCTGAAATGTCGCAATACAGGGCACCCTTTGGTGCCGTGCCTTCCCCGGTTGCGGGAGGATCCCCATCCGTGTAGTCAACCGGAGCGCCGTCTCCGTACAGGAACACGGCGGCAAGTCCGTTCAGAATGCCTGTTGCTACGCCATAGGCTGCGGTAGTGACTGATGCCGTCCAGACGGGAGCTGCCAGCGTTCCGGTGTTGGTATAGGTCAGGCCGTTGGTGGTGTCGATGTAGTAAGCGCCGGGAAGGGACAAGCCGATATTCGTACCTGCCCCGCCGGTCAATGATGCCTTCGCCATTGCCGTCACAACCCCCGATCCATCATCAGCGCCGCCGGAATCGTCAGCGTAGATACTGGCTACAACGAGTTTCGATGCTGCGGCATTGACTGCGGCCAGCACTTCGGCTGCGGTGGACTCGATAGCGCCAGCCGCGCCAGTTTTGAGTGATACGGTGATTGCGGAGTTGACAACAGAAACGGTAAGCGGTTGATCGTTGGCGGCAGGATCGACATAGGCAATGGATATCAGGTTGCCGTCTGAGCCGTATTCCTTCGCGGTGAAGGTCAGGCCGTTTTCATCTCCTGCAGGGTTGACGGTTAACGTGGCCTTGGCTGCCGATACGGGAGCGCCGTCTCCACCATCGAACATGGACAACAGGCTGGTAGAAACGGCGGTTATTGCTACGGTGGCGTTGTTGCTTATGGCAAAACTGCGCTCTACGAAATAAGGGCCGTATGTCTTGGACGTGGCGAAGGTTGCGCCGATGGTGGCGTCCTCTATCTGCTTGATGCTGCCGAAGCCATCAGTGACGGTGACTGTGATGATGTGTCCTGCCGGTAATCTGTAAATCATGGCTGCCCCCTAAAAGGAGGGGCGAGTTTCCCCGCCCCGCGTTGATTATCCCAAGAGGGTGGCGATGTGGTCGGACTTCCAAACTTTCGCGTCGTACAGACAGCGGATTTCCATCATCGTCTTGCGGTAGCCCTTGTACACGGCGATTTCGAAGACGAGGCCGGACCACGGATCCTGGACGGTCATCGTGTCAACCGCCGCGTCTCCACCCTTGGGCAGTGCAGGCGGACGGATTACCAGCTCGACTGCGGATTTATGCAGTCCGAGGTTGGCGGTGTAACTGTTACCGATGGTCATTTCAACAGCATCGGCCAGGGTTGCGGTGAACAGGCCCGGGCCGTTCAGGATGATGTCGGCCTCGACTTCAGTGGTCCCGGTGTTGACGATGTACTTGTTCGTGTCGCCCGCGAAGGTCACCACATCGCCCGCCTTGATACCGGTAGCGTTGACGGTGCCGCCGTCCAGGTGGATGGTGGTGTTGCCCTTCACATAGCCCGCGCCCAGGTCAACGTCGTAGCCTGTCCCTGCGCCCTTGGTGTGGATTCCGATACCTGCTGACTCCTTCAGCATGAAGCCTTGCAGGTCGAGCAGGGTGCCTTGACGGAGCAGGGAAGATCCTCCTGACTCGTTCACTTTCTGGAGTTGCGCCAGGTTGCGGAGTTTCGTTCCTGCCGCGCTGTTGATTACCAGGGAGAGCAGGCCGTCATTGGAGGGACAGCCGTTATCAACCAGAATCTGCCGGACGTTGGCAATCTCGGAAAAGTCGGAGGCGAAGGGGGTTGTCCCGGCGGTGCCGAATGCGCGGGAAGCGCCCTTGTAGGCGATGCCCCACAGGTACGCCTCGATGGTGTTGGCGATGGCCCGCATGGCCTGCTGGATCTGATCGCCGTAGATGGTTTCAAAGCCGGACCCATTGTCAACGTGCTTCTGGTCCTCGCCGGTCCAGGGGATCTGCACGCTGGCGTACTGGTTGATGGTCATCGTCTTGTTGTCCACCGTCTGGTCGGTACCCTCCGGGATGGTCATCGAAGGGGTGTCGGTGGAATTGACTGCCGGGGTGCGGGTGAAGTGCGAACGGATGGTGTCGCCCTTGGCCGCGCGGGTCGATGCGTCGCCGTTGATGGTAACAGACGGGATGAGGCCGATGAGTTCGCGGCCTACCTTGTCGGCTGCTTTGTAGATGTCTGCTGCGAGGTTGGTCAGTGTATTTGCCATGGTGTTACTCCTTGATGATTGAGTTAATCAACGACCTTTCCGCCGTCCTTCGCAAATGCGGCTCGCTCAACATGCGAAGCTGCATCAAACGCTGTGCGGGTCATTGTCTTTTGTGCGCCGCCGCCATTGCTTCCCTGCGCTCCGCTTCCGCTTGCGCCGCTTGCCTTGTAAAGCGAGTCCTTCATCGGATGGCTGTCAAAAAGTACCTGCATTGCCTCATCAAACTGTGCCGGTTCGCCCGGCTTAACTTTTGAAAATATCTGGTTGCCGTTTGCGTCGTATGCGATGGTTTTGCCGTTTTCTATCTTGAAATTCTTCCCGAACGTTGCTTCCAGCATGTCCGGGGGAATGATGCTTTTCTCTTTGATGAACGGTGACGACTGGAATCTGTTGGAGACCTCCAGCTTGTAAATATGGCCGTCCTTTTCCGCCAGGGCCGTTTCAAGAGCGGTCGCCTTCTCCTGGACCGGCTTCACGGCGTTGGCGATCAACTTCTGGATCGCCTCATCATCCATCGCCTTCTTGCCTTCCATGGACTGTGCGAATTGCAGCGCCTTGATTGCCGCCGCCGGGTCCTCGATGCCCTCAAATGCCGTGAGCTTCTCCTTGGCTTCCTTGGCTGCCAGGCGGTGAGTCTTTGCCTCGCTGTTCAGCTCCGTGATTTTCTGCATTGCCGCCGGCGCGTCGAACGGGATATCCGTCCCGCTGTCGTCCACATAAACCGGCTTCCCGTCCTGCACCACTACATGTCCCGCTGCGTCAAGTTTCAGTTTCATTAGCGTCTCGCTTTCGTTCGGCCTGCTG